CATCTGTTAATTCTAGTCCACCTAGACTGTGAAATTCTGGATCCGATGGATACGCGAAAAGGTCCTTTAGTATTATCTCGCTGCCATTGGCAAATGAAATGATGTGACTTGGATTGTTAATTGTGTAGTGTTCATTTGGTGTAAGCCCTAACATGCTAGCCACTTCAAAAAAAGTCTTTAGCGTGGTCTTCTTTAGCGTGTCAAGTTTGCTCCTACCGATTAATCCACGCGTGCCGGGGTATTTGAATCTGCGTGATATCTGCCATGCACAACCAATAAAACTTTTACTTCCTCCCGCACCGCCACCAAAAAGCACCACACGTGCCGGGTGTGAGTTACCCAGCACACGCAATGCTTCTTTTTGTTTCGGTAGATACTCAATCATTAGAATGGCAAATCACCTGTGCCTTGTGAATCATCCTCCTGTGTTCTTGGTGGTAGTGGCTCGCTCATCTTGCCTGAAAAAAACTTGCCGCTCTTGCCTTCCTTAACCCAAGCAGCAAGTCGCATCTTCTTTCCATTCACCATAATTTCACCTGTGTATTCAGGTGCGTTGTTAGCACCTTTCGTGTTCTTGAATAGGGTAAACTGTCCCTCTTGCATTTGATAGTTACTCATTGTATTAATTTTGAATTATTGCGATATCATCGACCATTAGTGAAATGGTCACCTTTCCGTCTAGTGCTGTGGTTTCGACTACCTCAAACCATTGGTGCATGACGCTATGCCCTTCGACATATCCAACGTATACCTCAACATCATCGGGGTACTGCGCCAACTTATCCCACAACTCGCCTACTGTCATAGCTTGTATTCGTCTTTGTCCGTTAATAAAAGTAACTCTTCAAAGATAAGACGCATTGCCATATTATCACTCATTGCAGGGCGCATGCTGCGCTTAGCTGTTAACACGAACAACTTGCGTAGTAGTTCGGTTTCTCTTTGCTTGTCGTAAGCTTTCATACATCAAATAGTTTTAGTTGTGATTGCACCAATGTAAATGCGTCTTCATAATAACAGAACTCTGCCCAACAATCACAGCATTGAAAATAACCTTCTAAAAAGGTTAATCCTTCAGCTGCCCATCGTGGCCGTTCACATCTTCTGCATCCGCAATCAGTACACTTAAAATATACATCATGCAAAATGCCTTTAGTATCTAGATGTTGAATCATTAGTATTCGTTTTGCTGTTCAATCAATTCGCGGTAGCGTTCTTTCCTGTACTCAGTGAACTGGTAAGGGCGGTTGTTGTAAACCCTGAAGCGCATATCGTTATCCCATGTTGGCAACACATCGTACTCATCCATTAGCATTTGTTCAAGTCGTGATGGGCTTGTGCGTTTTGCTTCCTGTGCCGGTGCTTCTTCAATCTTGAGTTTATCCGCTGCTTGCTGGATGGCATCTAACACCTGCGGATGTTGAAACATTTCGTAGATGTTGTTTAGCTGCTTATCATTTTCGTTAACTGCATCAATAGCTAGTTGCCTTTGTTGGTCGTAAAGTGGAAACCATGCAAGCACAGTTGCCGGGTCTATGCGGTTGTATATCGTGCCATATGCACCAATAGCACCACGATCTAAACACAACTGAATATCTTCAAGGCTATACATCCACATCTTATCGAGGATGTTTTCAGCACAGAATTCAATTTGCAGTGCATTCATGTTGTTCTGCACATTGAGCAGTTGGGTACATCGCGTAACCAGCTCCATAATTTTAATCTTTGTAGTTGTGCGGTCGAGTTTACGAAGTAGTGCTATCTTGTCTTGCTTCATCGCGTGCTCGACTGATAGCGACTGCATCGCGGAAAAGTGCCTCAGCTTTTGCAATGTGTTCTGCTGTTGTAGTTGGTTGTTTTGCATATGATTTTTGATTTTTAATTTTGTCCCATTCTCTGCGCATCCAGTTCTTAACTGTGCTTTGCCAATCCTTCATTGGTGTTTTGCCTACTATCCATCCATTGGCTTCGTAGTGATCCATAAAGGTGCGAGCGAAATTAACTAACTTGTCTTCGCTCATAAAGTTCTTACCTACCGCATTCAGTTCGCCCATCAGGTTATAGACATCATCCTCATGCGGCTTAACAAACTTTTTCCGCCTAGTCTTTTTTTCATTTGCATTTTCAATTATGATATCATTCTGTGATTCGGGGCTGTCAAGCCCTATATCATTGTTTCTTGGTTTCTTTGTTTCTTGGTTTCTTTGTTTATCTATGGGTACACTGCCCGTATCAATGTCGTTGCTCTGCTGTATCAATGCCGTATCCAATGCCGTTACCTGTGCCGTTGCTTTTTTGCTACGGCATAATGACACCACTGTGCTGGCATACTGATTCTTAGATTCCTTTACGATTTGTATGAAGTTCCATTTCGCAAGGTCACGAAGTGCGTTAATGTAGGTGCTTTTATTTCCGATGTGCAGCCCTTCCATTGTGGCATGAGTAGGTAAACCGAACTGCTCTTTCCAGCCTAAACGATTATTCAGTTCAATAATCCACATGAATAAAGCTGTATGCTGGCATTTGGCTTCTGCATTCTCAAATGCGAAGTCAAACCACCTGCGCGATAAGTCATATCCGTTCGTTTTCATTTGTGTTGCGTATTGTATTTAGGCTGTAAAGTCTTAATCAAATGCTTTTCTATTGATTTAGAATTTTTGCATTCGGTAAAATAAAACTGCACATAACCATATGTATCATTCAGCATCCGCAATACTTCATGTCGATTGTATCGCTGCCATAAATTTATTGAACTGCCAATATAAAGAATACCAATAGATGGCTCAACAATTACATATACACCTTCTGATGTTGGAGGATAAGCAAAATTGCTATCGTACGTATTAGGTGTAAACCAAGAATCTTTAAGATAAAACATAAAACTAAATACCCACCACTACACACAAAGGCAACCCAGCGCACGGTTGTGCTTATGGCAATGCGGTAGTGATGGGATTTAAAATGTTTTTCATACTGAGTTGCGTTGCAAATATAGTCAAACTATATCTACTTCCAAATTAGTATCGAAGATTTACTTTGTCCCTACGCTTGTAGTTATAAATCTCTTCAATCAACGCAACGTATTGTGCTACATCAGTGCAATGCTGCAAAGCTGTTGGTTGAATCTTCAACTTTTGAATGAACTCCGTGAACTCAAAGTTTGGATTGTGCAATAGATTGTACATAGCGTATATAAATGCTCTTCGCTTATATCCATCGTAGTACGGCTCAAGAAGCAAAATCTTTTCAATGTTCCTTTCTGCATCTTTGAGTGATTTAATTTTCAATAACCCGGTATTAAAATTACCAGCATTTTTTGTTGAACCCGTGCCGCTTAGTAGCAGCATGCATTCATTGTGGCCTACTTGATATTTGTTTTTAAAATCACGATAGATCAAATAGTCTTTGTATCCTAGGTTGCAGTAGCCGTTAAGATAGTCATCAGCATTCCAGTTCTTTGATAGCTGGTTTAATCGATGCACTTCCGCAAGACCATAGCCTTTACAAATCACATAATGCAAAGGCAGTTTCAATTCCGTAATAACATCAAAGCGATGTTGACCATCAATGATTTCATACTTTTCATTTACGATTATAACCGTAAACATGTACTGTTCATTCATTGACTTCTTTAGTCGATTGATGTGAAGCAGATTCTTTGTTCGATTACCATCCAATGGCTTAAAAAGAAAGTAATCAGTTGTTGTGTGAACTTGGTGTGTAGATAGCACCATTGGTTCTTTCTTAGATAATAACATAAAATAAAATTGATTTTTGTTTGCCTACTCTATAAGGTTTTCGGCTATCCCTATTATTTCCAAATGATTGTTGCGACTAAGAAACCGACCATTGCACCAACGGCTAAGATTATAATCACCTTGCTGTTGCTTGTGTCGTGTATCACTTCTTCCTGCACACGCACTGGCTCTGTTCGCTCAACACGTTTGATTGGTTTGATTACCATTTGATGTGTGCCGGCTTTGCTTTGTGAATTAGCAATGCGCGATTGCTTCAAACATTCCTTTGCAATGGCACTGGCAATGGCTTGAGTAGGCATGTCACCAATCCAATGTGTGAGTTTACCTTCTCTTTTAATCATGCCACGTTCACGCATGAGTGTGCATAGTCGTGTACTTATTCTATGCTCAATTTGCATTTCTTTAATATTGAATTGCTTTTGATTATACAACTCCATCATAAAGTTGTAATACTTGTTTTTTGTGTTCTTGCTCATTGCTCTAAATAAGATTTGATTGTTATTGTGAATTCTTCAAATGACCTGCACACCTTGACGCAGTATCCTGCATTGATAAGTTGTGCGTGAATTATTTTTTGTGTGTCGGATAGTTTGCCCTTTTCCGTTTTCATCTCGATGAACAGCGCATGGTATGGGCCACTGCTCATGCAGATCATCAAATCGGGCATGCCGGGCATAGCACCTTCAGCCTTTAAGATGTTCCAGCGTTTGGCTCGTTGGACAGGTGTACCACCTATGAACACACCATTGGGAAAGGAAGCGACTAATACGCGAGGGAATGAATAGCGAAACCATTCCACGCAGCGTTGCTGAATCTTGCTTTCTTCGTGCTTCATTCGTGCCATAGTTTAATAGTTTCCCAAAAGTTGGACACGAAGTTGCTATCGGTTTTGATTAAAACACACGGCACGCTATTACGAAGGTGGTTGTACTCCCAATAGCCTAACTTGCTAACCTCGTAATCAAACCCGATACGATGTGCGCAATACTGGATGGTGCTAAACTCAACAGGCACGGTAAACGCCACTATGTAGTTGAATTGGTCTATGGTAACAAGGTAGTGGGCATGTACTTCATTACCTTCCTGATTCATCACTACTTGCTTTTCGGGTTGGTAGATGTTCTTCACCCATTCGTACATGGTACCAACGCTCACTCGTAGGTTTTGGCGCATGACATGGAAGGGTGTTTTGTTGATGTTCCTGCGGATATATGCCACTTGCTTCATTGTTGGGTTTTGGATATCACTCATCGCCTTCGTTTTTTATGGTTATTGAATTAATGACTTCACATACCGGCACATCCATAGCTTTGGCTAAGTTGACAAGCTGCGCTATCTTGATTGTGCGGTAGTCCATGCACCAATTATACAGCGTCTTCTTAGTGATTGGTGTGTTGCTCCGTTGCATCGCACGAAGCAAGGCAGCCTTACTGCCAAGCGTTCGTGCAATCAACCCGTTTAGTTGATTCTGCTTTCTCATATGTTCGGCTTAAGTTGTGGGTTAACAACGTAGAACACTTCGCGGTGTGCTTCGCTGAATTTGTGCTGGAAGATAGCCTCATCAATGATCTCAAAGAATGCCTCGCTGAACTCGCGCTCAAGGCGGTACTTAACATCTTCTAAATCATCGTAACTAGTAACATCTATGCTGATATAACCACCTGCGTTGCGCAAGTTGATTAGCTTCATCTCTGCGGTCATGCAGCAGTAGTTCTTAGACAATCTACCTGTAGTGAAGTAGCATGGCAGTGATACATCTGTTGTGTCAACCGTGGTAGGAATGCGGTGTTGGATTTGAACTGTTGTCATTGTATTGATTATTAAATTGGTTTACAAATAAGAAAATGGTGAATCGCAATTAAGACAGGTGGTCATGGTGTCTTTTTGCTGCGCGATGATTTCAATAGCTTCATCAACAAAGGTATCCCACCATATTGCACGGTCATCACCTTCAAGACCGATGTTATGGCTCATCCATAAATTAATAGCTAACTCTTTAACCTCGCTGTAGTAGTTAACTTGCCAATCGCAATGGATGCAAGCGTTTTCTTTGAGTGTGTAATTCATATTGCTTTGCTTTTGATTACCTTTGACGGGTACAAATGTACACCTTTTTATTAGTGGTGCAAATATTTACACCATTATTTTTGACTGACAGGCTAATTTTAACAATCGTTAACAAATCGACTGCGTAGATTACCACATAGGAAAGCACTACAACGCATGGCTGGATAAGGCTAGTAGGCTCGCTCACGATAAATGCAAGGGAAGTGATCTACTGCACGAAGTGTTAGCACGTTTGATGGATAGGCCAAGGCAAGATGTTGAAGATATTGTTTGCGGTGGTAAGGTAGAAGCGTATGTGAACAGGGCATTGTGGTTATCATGGCATAGCAACCGGTCAGACTACGCCATTAAGTACCGCAAATACTACGAACTACACGTAATCGAACAGGCTAACGAGAGCAAGCAAGACGAAACATGGATAGGTGCATTTATCGATGGTGAGTATTTATACAGCGCGATAGGTCGCATGCATGAGTTTGATGCTATCCTGCTGCGCCTTTACTCCAAGCCTGACTTCAACTACAAAGAATTAAGCGAGCAGACGGGCATACCCTACCCCTACCTGCGCACATCAATACACAGGGCAATTAAAAGAATACGAGAGTATGTTCAACTTCAACGTGCCGCAATCAATCAAGATTGAACGGCTAAACATCTGCAAGAAATGTAAGTGGTACAACGATGGTTGGTGCGGTACACCCATCATTGGTAACACCGTGGAAGATGTAAACGATGTGACATATTACAAGGAGAAGATAAAGTTGTGTGGATGCAAGCTCGAGTGGAAGGCAAAGTACCGATTCACATCATGCCCGGCACGCAAGTGGCACGCATTAGATTGGTCGGCACAAGAAATCAAAGAACTGGATGCATTCATAGGGCGCATCTACAATGCTTCCAAGATAGTCCAGGAAGACAATGAGCAATTGCACAAGTGGTATAGCAAAATGACAGGCAAGAGGGAAAACATCAGCAGTTGTCCATCGTGCATACGTGAGTTGATTACTGAGTTCAGAAAGCAGTTAGGTAAAGTAAACGAAATACAATAGCCATGAAGGAAAAGAAATACAACTACCTATACAAGGTAACATGCAATCTAGATGATAGTGTGTACATCGGTGTACATAGCACTAACAACCTTAATGATGGCTATAAAGGTTCGGGTACTTTGCTTAGGAGGAAAATAGAAAAGCATGGCTGGGAGAACTTTAGTAAGGAGATTCTTAGTCATTATGAAACACGCAAAGAAGTTTTAACTGCTGAATCCGAACATGTCAATCGTGATTTTCTTAAACTTAAACACGTAATGAATTTGGTGTTGGGCGGTGGTGGATGGCAAGCACCATTAACGACTAAAGCGAAAAGAACCTACAAGGAAAGAGAACGTAAGTATACAACGTATGATAGTGAATACTTCTATAAACTCAATTTGAGGTATAAGTCATTTGAATTACGTGGCTCGGAAATTCAAAACAAGATTACCACTATGCTTATTGATGAAATACCATTCTTGTTTAAGTATTTGAATAAGCTATACAATCAAAAGGAAACACACGCTGAAGCAGAAAAGTTTATCAATAAGATACATAACTCAGCAATGTTCAAGAACAACTTGTTTATTGAAAAACGCAAAAGACAACTATCAATACTTTAAAACAATGGCATATCATTTCCAAAAATCCGACATTAAAAAGGCTATCCAAGGTTCGGGTGGTTACATATCCGAAATAGCACGCAGGCTTAAATGTGATTGGCACACTGCTGACAAGTATATCAAAGAGTTTGAACTAACTGAAGACCTGCTCGTGGAAGATGAGCGTGCAACTGATCGCGCTGAAATCAAACTAATGGAAGCAATAGAAGATGGTGAAATAGCCGCAATCATCTTTAGGCTAAAAACAAAGGGCAAGAAGCGAGGCTATGTAGAACGCCAAGAACTAACAGGTGCAGGTGGGGATAAGGTAATTATTCAAGTACACGGTGACCTGTAACAAAAAGGAATCAAAAACTACAATACAACGGAGCATGAAGTTAAAATTCAACATAGCAGCCAACGCCAAGGGTGTAACGCTCGGCAAGTACATCGACTACCAAAGTGCAGTTGACAAGGTGGAGCAGGTGCATATCATCACAGGTAAGACTACCGAAAGCATTCGCCTGCTGCAATCACATGTCATTGATGAAATCATAATGCGCTTTGAAGCTGCAATCAAGTTAGGCGGTAGCGACTTTGAACGCAAGGTGCGAGTGGGCGCAATAGAGTTAGGGTTTGTGCCTAACCTGAATGAACTAACCTTTGGTGAATACATCGACTTAGATACCCAGTGCGGAAGTGTGTACAAAGACGGGAAGATAAACGGCAGTGCAGCGCATAAGATGATGTGCATACTATACCGCCCTGTGAAAGCTAAGTTTGGCAAGTATTACGACATTGAACCTTACAACCCTAACGCCAAGCGCAAGTACGAAGATGAGGTGTTGAAGTTAACGCTAGACCATGTACTGAACGTACTGCTTTTTTTTTCGACTTTAGAAATAGAACTATACAACAGTTCCCTAGACTATTTGGCAAAGGAGATAACGGAGATAGTGAAGGAGATGAAGGAAGCACACCCGACGGCTTAGCGGTCTATGGATGGTTTCACATCATTGAATCACTAGCGGAACGCGACATAACGAAGTTCGATGCAGTAACGGAGCGAGGGGCATATGAGGTATTCACGCACTTAACGTACTTAGCCGATTACGTGTATGTGCAAAAGGTAGAAATGAGAAAACGCAATAGATAATGACAAGCTATAACTACAGCTACAACGTATTAATCAATCGCCTGGAAGCATTTGCTGCAGGTCACTTTTTGATTAAGCGATTCACGCACGGGCAAATTGATATGAGCGACCAACTGCAGGACGATCAATATCCGTTCATGCACGTTACGCCCGACACGATTCAGCCTGTGCAAGGTGGTATGCAGTTCGGCTTTCATATCATGTTTGCCGATATCCCACGCGACAAAGAATACAAGGCAGAATACCAGCGTGAAGTGATTAGTGATTGCATCCGCTTGGGGCAAGACTTAGTAGCTGAAGTGCAGAATGGATTGGTGTTGTTTGGATTCGATGTTCAGCTCATCAATGATGTGGTGTTTGAGCCATTCATGGAGGAGCAAAAAAACACGGTTACAGGCGTTGCCTTCACAATCAAACTTGAAGTGCCGTGGGATTGGTCAGCATGTGACATCCCGGCTATTTGGTCGGTAGGTGGTGCGAGTGGTTCGGGTGGTAGTGGCACGGGCTACGGCATACAACTGCAAGTGAACGGCACGGACAACATCGTGCAGACCTTGCTCAACTTGCAGGCAGGTAGCAACATCACAATAACGGATGAAGGTAATGGTACGGTGACCTTTGACTCAACAGGTGGCGGTGGTGGTGGTGACTATGTGAGTACAGAATACAACGCTAACCACACAACTGCAACGGGGAATCCTTATGTAGTTGGTGACAGGGTGTGGTACAACGGCAGCGTGTATCAATGCATTGCCAACAACGATGCAATCAACCCAACCAACCCAACGTACTGGACACTTGTTGCGGTAGGTTACCGCTTGCGCCAAACGCCTGTTGATTGGGATGCGACCACGGGTGATTATCAGATATTGAATAAGCCAACAATACCTGCCGCGCAGGTTAACTCGGATTGGAATAGTGTAAGTGGAGTATCTCAGATTTTAAACAAGCCTACCATACCAAGTCCGCAGGGCTTGCAAGATGTTATTATAAGCGACAACGTGTTAACCCAAGACAATGATATACTTGGGCAAAGTTTTGATTTCACTTGGCAAAGCTTTGAGAGATATTCAATTCTACCCAACTCTTCGGGAATATTTGAAGCCGTAGTAGGCAAGTTAACACCTTCACAGGGCTACATTAAAATAGCAGAAACCGATGTGCGTTTGACATGCATCGGGGCAGCTACTACACAACAGTTCAAAGCAGATACAACGAAGCTATATATTCAAACTCCAGCAATAAGTGCGAACGTAGCTACGAATGGTCAGGTGCTAACCTTAATTGATGATACAACAGGTGAAGTTGAATATGCAACACCAGCAGGTGGTGGTTCGGTTAACTCCGTAGCCTTATCAATGCCTGCGCCTGCTAACCCTGCATTCTCGGTTAGTGGCTCGCCTATCACCAATTCAGGTACACTTGCGGTTGCCGCAAATGGTACAATAGATCAATACATAGATGGCACAGGCGCACTTCGCACATTACCTTCAACGGGTGGTGGCGGTGGTCAAATATTTTACTTTAATGGTAACACATCGCAAGGAACGATAGGCGGTAATCCTTACTATCAACTAGGCACGGCAGCAGGTACAGGAGCAGCAGCTAACTTCACTCGTGCAACGACAGGGGTAATTGCGCGATTCATCACTAACGTAGGCTCACCAAACCATCTTGTGTTGCCTTCAGGTGTGTGGACTATCGATGTGTACTTAAGTGAAACAGGTGGCGGCTCTAACCACGCACAAATAGTTGCCAAGCTTTACACGTACAACGGCACTGCCTTCACGCTTATTGGCACTTCACCAGTTGAAGAAATCACGAATGGTAACGTAGTAGACCTTTACACATTTGGCATTTCAGTACCTAACACGGTCACGGCTGCAACCGACCGCATACACATTGAGTTTGATATACAGAATACCAATGGTAAGACCGTAACACTTTACACTGAGGCAAGTCGCATTGGTGAAGTGCATACCACATACGCCATTGGTATAAGTTCATTGAACGGCTTAACCGAAAGCACGCAAAAATTTGCGGAAGGAACGGCAGGCACGGACTTCGACATAGTTAGTTCAGGCAACACACACACGTTTAACCTGCCAACAGCAAGTGCAGCAAATCGCGGTGCATTGAGTAGCGCAGATTGGTCAGCATTTAATGCGAAACAAAACGCAATCGGACTTACCACGGTAGGAAATGCGCTTGCAACACTAGCGAATCCAAGTGCTGTGCGTTTCTTGCGTATCAACAACGACAACACGGTTACCGCACGCACAGCTGCTGAAATGGTTTCCGACTTAGGTATTGGTGGCGGTTCAACTTCCGTTCTTTACCAATTTGCAAATGGTGATACTGTGGTAGCTGGTGCTACTCGTTTCGGTGCTTTGTTTGGCGGTTCAAATAACCACGCTGCGGTTGACACGGTGCGAAGAACGCCAATGATAACCAACGGCACACTTTCGCGCTTTTATGTAATGACCAATACGGCACAACCTGCCACAGGCTCACTCGTTATCACCGTGCGAAAGAATAGCGTAGACCAAGCATTGACCATAACCATTGCGGCAGGTTCAGCAGCAGGTGTGTTTAGTGATTTGGTAAACTCAGTTAGCGTTGCGGTAGGTGACCAAATGGGTATCAAACTAGTAAACAATGCCAGCACGGTAAGCGCAGCAGTATTAAACAACCAAGTACTATTAACGATATGACATACACTTTTGACGGGCAAAATTTTGTGGTGCATAACAACGGCAGCGTTGTGACATTTAAGTGCGGTGCTGATGGCATTGAGCCGATTGAAAACGAAGATGGCTCTTTGACATGGCCTACGGCAGGTGATGCTGCACAGGCAAATCGCAACTTAGTGAGCGAGGCTCTTGTTGATCCATTGAAAGCAATGCGCTTTGCTGAATTGCTAGTTGCTGACGCATCCACTGCATACACTATATTCTTGACTGAGATATAATGGCAGATGCTTTTGAAGACATATTGAACGAATACGCAGTAGCTGTTATAGAGCGTGCGCAATCCAACCTGCGCATACAGCGTAGGGTGCGTGGTAAGACGGTCAATCGATTTGCATCGGGGCATTTGTCTAAGTCGCTATACTATAAACTCACATTTAGATACAACAAGCCTACACTTGACTTTACGGTAAGCAATGACCAAGCAGGTAAGTATGCGGATGTAATCGAATATGGACGCAAGCCGTACCCGGGGCAACCTAACAAGCGACCACCTGTTAAGGCCATTGAAGACTGGATAGAACTTAAAGGACTAAAGCTGCGTAATAACCAAGGGCAGTTCATTAAGTCAACTAAAGAGAGCATTAAAGCCGCAGCGTTACGCATTGCAATCAACATTGGTGAGCGTGGTATTCAAGGAATCAATTACTACCAAGAGGCAATCGATGATACATGGGATGAGTACAAAGACAAGCTAATGGAAGGCTACATACGAGGCATTGAACAACGACTATTACTAAACAAACGATGATTACAATTATAGACCAACCCTATAAATGGGCGTTACGTGGGCAGAAGCTAATGATTATTGCGAGCAGCACGGAAACGGCTAACACGGGTTTTAAGTATGGTGTGGAAGTAACTATAGGTGGTGCGTCTTACCAATTTTTTTTAAGTCCTGCACCTAATAGTCAATTGTTTTTTGATATGCAGCCGTTGTTTGATTCAATGCGTAATCAAGAGCCGCTAGGTTATCACTTCACTACCGATGATACGATTGATGACAATAGCATTATCACCTTTGAATTTACTTTATCGGAATGGTGGATAGTTGATGGCATCTTCACGCTTAATACGGGAAGTGAAGTTACCGAAGACCGTTTCGTTGCAGTTAACGGCTACTTCCAAGTACTTGATGGCTACAAGCCAAACGTAGAAACGGGAAGTCAAAAGGTGAAGCAATCACTCACCAGCACTTCCTCGTACATGATGAGCGACCGCAACAATAACACTTCACCATTCTACCTTAGTGAGTCGTGGGGATTTGGTGCTGCAACCAATAGCATTTGGATTCCTGTGCTTGAATCAGACTATGGTGTGTTGTGCATTCCCGGCAACGATACCTATCTAAGCAACAACGCAGCTACTCAATTCCGCATTACAATCTTTTCAAGTGCAGGTGTGCCAACACAACAAACCATTGCGCTGGATGCCTACGACATCGAAGCACTACCTATCTATCCTGCCAACCTTAATGATTGGACAGCACTAACTGTTGCACCTTCGCTCTTCCCGAATTGGCGTTGCTACACAGTTGCCATCCTGAATGCATCAAATGGTCAATGCAGCGAAACCTATGTGTTCTACAACGCACACGACTATGGTCAGGCAGATTGTAATTGGAAGAACATGCGCCTTGGTTGGGTAAACTCGCGTGGCGGTTGGGACTACTTTAACTTTACCAAGAAGTCAGAGATAACAAATGAGATAGATCGTAAGCAATATCGAAAAGTGCTATTCAATGGTACAACAGGAGTGTTCAGCGCGAACGATAGGACGCTAACGCAGCGACAGAACTTAGTGCAACAAGTGCTAACGGTTACATCTGATTACATCACGGAAGGCGAGTTTATATTTCTGCGCTCACTTCTTGCATCGAACCAAGTCACGTGGTTAACTGAAGACGCAGGTAAAACCATTGAGATACCTGTGAACGTAGATGATACAAGCTATGTTGAAAAGCGCACGACGGATGGCAAGCTATACAACGTAACTTTGAGGGTGCGCCTATCAAACCAATACTGGACATAACATGAACGGAGAAGTACAACTGATTGTAAATACAGGCGGTCTAGATAAGATTGATAGCATGAGCAATGACCCTACTTTAATGGGCATTGGTGTGCTATCTCGTTACGTTGCCACTAGTACACCTGAAGTAAACGCCATGACCGTTGGTACTGTTGTAACCATTTTCAATGCAATAGGTCAAAGCGTGGTAAAGACTTTGCAAAACCCACCAATCATTGATTCACCTGTTGTTGGTCAAACACGTTTGAACTTTGTCGGCACATGGGCGCAAGACTATTCAGCAGCGGCAGGTGGCTATTTTATGTTGGGCGTAGGTGGTGAATACTACTTAGACCTTTTTGAGAACGAAAGCATCAGCCAAAATTGGAAGTTCCAAGACCTCAACAACTTCACCGCACAAGGCTCATTTAGCCGCGAGTTTCGCGTGCCGTTTAGTGAGACCAATCAAATAGCATTAGGTGCTTTGTTCGATGTTAACGTAGAAGCAGGCACGGCTAATTACTTCCACTACAAACTACCTGCTGAACTGCGTGTAGATACGCTACCCATCGCGACAGGATACCTTCGTGTGCGCAAGGTGTACAAGCAATTAGGACGAGTTAACGAAGTTGAGTTAGCATTCTATGCTGAAACGCCCGACCTCGTGCGCAACATTGGTGAGAAGAAGCTTGCGGATGTAGAGGAGTTGTCTGCGTTAAATGAATCAGTAGACTACGACAACGTAACTAACCCAAGTGCTAACCGCATTTGGACTATTTTAGATCGTGGTCAAAGGTGGAGCGAGAATGGTGAAGTAAACACTCGCAGGTTAACCAATCCTGCAACGCCAGTCTTCGCCTCGGACTTAACACCTGCCGTGAATTGGTGGTTCTTGTTTAGCAATATCGTAAAGGAAGCAGGTTTTGAACTTGTCGCAGGCACACTTGAAAGTATATTGACAGGGTACTGGATGCCGTGGTGTAACTCACAAAATCTTATCGCAAGCGACACGTTCAACACCTACAACTTTTTAGCTTATCCAAGTGCTGATGTTGGCCTGAATAATTTCATGACCACCATTCCCGTAAACACGGAGGTGTTCGATAACAATAGCGATTTTAATACAGCAACTTATACGTACACTGCTCCGGGTGGAGGCTTTTATACATTCAGAGTTGTGCTTGAATTTACCAACTCAACAGCTAATCCTATTGATGTGATTGTTGCCTTAGCCGTAAATGGCTCAACTGCATTCAATGAGGTATTCATTGGTTCAATTAATGACGGCAGTGTGGTTAGTAGTACGATTACCGTTGGACTTGACACGGGAGATACGGTTCAGTTAAAGGCGTTGCAAAGCTTTGCCGCTGGTACTAGTTTTGTTGAGGTAGTTGCAGGTGATGGTACAAACAATAGCACGTTGTTTGAATTGACAAATGTGGATTTGTACTACGGGCAAACGATTACCTATAGCCTAAACGCACCCGACATGAAGCAAATCGACTTTGTGACGGATGTAATCAAGATGCACAACTGCGCGATTGTAGCGGATAAGGCAATACCGAATAAGATATACATCGTGCCGCAGAATAGCTACTTGGGCAGCGGAAATGTCCTAGACTGGACAAGTAAGCTAGACATCTCAAAGGACATCACAATAGGTAGCACTGTTGATCTACAGAAGGGCAAGTTTCAATTCACATACACGGCTGGGGAAGACTTCCTAAGCAAGGTATACAAGAACGTGGAGCGTGTGTATGGTGACTACGAAGCAGTAGGCTACACCATCAATCCCGATACTTCACCAAGTGACTTCGCCATAGGTGACCAAAAGATTTCACTTGTCACACGCAGCACACCATCTGGCGTTGTCAATGGCAATGGCTATGTGATGCCGATGTTCTTGAATGATTCTGTGCAGTTCGTAACGCCCGGGCCGCGTTGTTTGTTTGAAGCAGGTGCGTATAACGTGCAGCTATTCGATGATGGAATAACAACTGCCGTAAATACTGCCGTGCCCGTGCTGAACAACTACAGCCAAGTGTTTGCAGAACTTGATGATGATGATTTGAATTGGTCGCCTGAAGTACCGCCACATCCCATCAATACCAATCCGTACAACAACCTTTTCAACAAGTATTGGAGAACGTACATGAATGCGCTATATAGTCCTGAAGCACGCATGATGGAAGCTTCATTTGCGTTATCACTGACGGACATTCTCACATTTCAATTCAGCGACAAGGTTTGGATTCAAGATAGCTATTGGCGCATCATCGAAGTTAGCGACTACAAGGTGGGCAACCTTGAAAGCACGAAGGTAAAGCTATTGAAGTTTTTGGAAGATACCGAAGATTGCACATCTACTCCCGTATCCGTGTCAACGAATGGTGAAGTGAACTTTGAAGATGCAGGTGGTAACCCTGTTGAGCCAACGCAAGATTGTTGTTCACGCTATGGCTACACGTGGGATGAAACCAACGCTGTATGCTGGGCATTCGTGCCAACAGGTGATAGACCAAACTCACCAACTACAGGTAGTTCAACCAATCCATCACCAAGGCAAAACAAAGCACAGACACGCAACGCTGCAATCCTGAATTCAGTGATTAATGGTGAAGAGGTGAATGTGGCGATAGGCAACAAAAACACGTTAGCCGTTGGTGAGCGTTTGACATTAACCAAGGATGTTCGCGGTAACATAATGGGGGGTAAAAATGTTACGACCAATCTACCCGGCATGCACGTAGGTGGAGGGTATCGCGCAGGTGATGCTGCAAACTTTGCGTACAATGGATGGGCGCAGTTCGGGCAGTTCGTGTTGCAACGACTATTTACATCTGCTGCATCAGGTACTACATTCAACCTGTACATTGAAGGTGTAGCAAATGAGTACATTGAACTAGAAGACGAGAGCGTGTGGAGTGTAGTAATGAATGTAAGCATAACCGATGCAATAGGCGGCAACGAAACATCATTGCATCACTTTACGCTAGATAAGTTTGCGGCTTTGGCTAATGCAAGTGCTATCACCACTATTGACACTATTAGCGCGATAGGCGCATACGTGTTCACATTTGGAATTGACACGGCAACCAACACTGACCAGCACCGCATCAATGTGACCGTAACGGGTGGCACTTACCCTGCCGCATTCGTTGTGACCGCAAGCATACAATACCAACAAGTAAAAACATCAATTACATAATGGACTCAATTAAAAACTCTCTGCGCTTCTTACAGCTAGGCATCAAGGCAAACACACAAAACAACCATGCGTTACGCCCTTGGCAGCGTGTGATGTGGTATGCTACCCTGTACTTATGGCGCACGTTATTGTTTTTTGCACTTATCTATTTACTCGCTAAACTAATTTACTAATGGCTGAACCTATTGTTAGGAGTTTCGTAATTGACACGACCGAATCTGAGCAAAACCTCAAAGAATTAAATGTTCAAATCAACGCGACATCAACCGCGATTGAAAGCAGTGCGCAGTCGTTTGATGATGTGGCGGCAGCGGAGCAAGAAGTAGTTGCGTCCAGCAAGTCGCTGAAGGCTCAGTTGCGCGATTTACAGGCGCAGCTTGCAGCGACCGAACCTGATAGCGCAAAGTATCGCGAGTTGTCGCAGGCGGCAGGGGAATTGAAGGATAAGATTAGTGATGCGGCCGAGGCAGTAGGCACACAGGCAGGTGGTGCATTTGAACGTGTAGGCGGTTCACTTGGACTTGTGACATCGCGTATTGCAAACCTTGACTTTGAAGGGGCGGCTGAAGGTGCAAAGCAGTTAGCTGCAAACATCGGACAGGTTAAGCCGGGTGATATCTCAAAAGGCATCCAAGGCATTGGTAGTGCATTTGCATCAGTTGGTAAAGCGTTACTCACTAACCCTATATTCTTAATTGGTGCAGCCATTGCCGCTGCGATTGTTTACGCCGATGAGTTGTTGAGCCTTATCGATGGTGTGACCGATGCGGAAACACAAGCACTGGATGTGCAGAAGGAACGTGCTGCATTAGCCAAAGAGAACTACGATAACCTTTCAGCTACGGAAGAAACCCTGAAGCGTCAGGGCATGACTGAAAAGGAAATCACTGCGCTAAAACTTCAGGCATTAAACACAGCTATACTTGAACAACAAGCAGTAGTTGAAACCACACGCATACAGGCAGAAGGTCAAATCAAAGCAGCGGAGCGCAATGCTAATTATCTTAAGACCTTTCTTGACTTTGTTACGTTCCCACAACGCAAACTTGCTGAGTTCTTTGAAGGGTTTGTGAATGGATCAATAGAAGTGCTTAACAAATTAGGTTTAGGCATTGAGAAGATTGATGTTAGCAGCGTGTTTGAGGATGTAAACAACTTCATCGTAAAGAAAGTATTTGACCCTGAACAGGAGCGCAAAGACCAAGAGAAGATTGTGAAGGATGCTGAAAAAACATTGGTGTCATTAAACAACCAGCGTGACCAAATTCTCAACCAACAGGACGCGAAAGAAAAAGCAAAACGCGAAAAGGATGCGGCAGATGCAAAGGCGGCAGCGGATAAGGCGGCAGCGGATAGAATAAAGGCAGAACAAGAAGTTAGTGATTTGCTGAATCAGCTATACGAAGAAAACTTGAAGGAGTTTGAAGATGCGGAAAAGGCAAAGACACAGGCTGCACTGGATGAAGCGCAGAAGCGTGCTAAGGCTGCAGAAGAATATGAGGCTGCAATCACTGCGCTACGTGCCGAACAAGACGCAGCCAATCTTACGCAAGACCAAAAGGACATTATTGCCATTGACAACAAATACTTGGCATTACGAGAAAAGGCAATTGCAGCAGGTGAAAGCACGGTAGAAGTTGATGCTGCATATACTGCTGCGTTGGAGCAACAAGAACAAGATTCTGCTGCAAGAAGGATTGCCAACGAACAGGCGGTACAAGATGCTAAGTTGCAATCGACATCGGACGCATTAGGCGCAATCAACGGACTCATTGGTGCGTTTGCCAAGGGTGATGAAAAGCGTGCAAAAAAAGCATTTCAAATACAAAAGGCGGTGAGCATAGCGCAAGCAACCGTTGACACTTACAAAGGTGCTAACGCAATCTTTGCAAACGCAGCGGCTAACCCATCGACCATTCTATTTCCTGCGCAACCATTTATTGCGGCAGGTACGGCTATTGTTGCAGGTCTTGCTAACGTAGCAACCATTGCACAGCAACAGTTTCAAGGTGGCTCATCGGGCGGTGGTGGTGGTAGTGAAAATCCGCCAAGCTTGCCGGGTGATAATGGTGGTGGTGGTGGTGGTGGCTCACAACCTGCGCAGTTTAACCCACTTGCGTCATCATTCCTTCAAGATAGACCTGAACAACTTACACCACGAGCGTACGTACTTGCAGGTGATGTAGCAAGCCAACAAGAGGTGCGCACTAAAGTGGAAGACCTTGCACGAATCGGATAATTAAAACTAAATTTGTAACATGGAAAAGAGAAAAGTAGTTAAGTGTGTAATAGACGAAGAAGGCCGTCTTGGAATTACGGCTATGGGTTTGGTCGATGCACCAGCAATCGAAGAAAATTGGATTGCACTTTCGAAAGTACAGCTGAGTGCGGTGAATGATGAGCGCAGAATGCTATACGGCCCTGCACTCATACCCGATAAAGAGATATTGCGCTATGATGAGAAGGGTGAGCCATACTATGTGTACTTTGAAAAGGCAACTGTGCAAGCTATCGCACACCAGTTCTTCAAAAAGAATCTGCAACACACAACCAATTTGCAACACGAGATACCTGTCACCGGTGTGACCGTGGTCGAATCATGGTTGAAGGAAGGTGCAAACGACAAGAGCATACAACTTGGACTGCCTGAGTTGCCCGATGGCACATGGTTCATCGGTACTAAGGTGGATGAAGAGCATGTATGGCAAGATGTGAAGGAAGGAAAGATTAAAGGCTACAGCATTGAAGGATTCTTCAACGAGGTAGGTGTGGCTATGGCAGGGGTGAAGAACTACGAAGCGGAGTTGGTGCTTGAACTGGAGCAGCTATTGAGCAAAGTAAACCCATCCAAATGAAAATAAATGCAGTTAAGTTTAAAGACAAAGCGTCTTTTGACAAGAACAAAACCAAGAGCAATGTTGTTGCAGTACATGAGCCATTCAACATCGTTGTCTTTGAGGATTCACAACCTGTTACGCCTAATGCTGCCAAAGTATCGCAGGCATACGAGGTAGATAGATCAATAGACCAAATCGCAACAGGTCTTGCCATACTCGTTGCACCCGACCTTACCGCAGCTCGTGCGTACCTAGCAACAAACAAGGTGGTGGTTACGGAAGTATTTAAACTAACCAACACGCTATTTGTAGAAGTACCTGCATTTGCATCGTT